TTGAGAACCGGGAAGAACTGCTTCATCACACATCAATTGCAACTTGTCTGTTCTAGCACCCAATTGACGACGCAAGTCATTAGGGATTCCCAACTCTACTTCAAAAGCAGAAGTTAAAGCAGGTCTTAATAAATTTGATTTAATATCAGAGACTGATCTTATTCTAGGCATTTATAAATATTTTATACCTTATATATTATGTATGGCCGAAAGCAAGAAGAGTTTATTTAAACCCTCTCATCCTAAGAAATATAAAGGCAATCCAAATAATATTATCTGTCGGAGTAGTTGGGAAAATAAATTTTGTAGTTGGTGTGATCTCAACGAAAGTATTATAGAGTGGGGAAGTGAAGAGTTTTGGATCCCCTACCGTGCTCCCGATGGGAAAACGCGCCGTTACTTCCCAGACTTTATTATTAAGGTTAAAGAAAATACAGGTGAAATAAAAACCTACGTAATCGAAGTAAAACCAGCAAAGCAAACCCGTCCACCCAAACCCAGGAAAAGAGTGTCCAAATCATATCTCTATGAATGCAAAACTTATGCAATGAACCAAGCAAAATGGGAAGCAGCATCTGAATGGTGTAAGGATAGGAAGATTGAATTCAAAGTCGTTACCGAAAAAGAATTAGGAATCAGATAATGGGAAGAAAGACACTTAAACAACGACAAGAAAGGACTCTAGCAAAACTACAAGAAGCCCAAAATGAATTAGGGTTGGAGGTAGATAATGAAGAAAAGGAATTAGAACTAGAAAAAAACCCGACTGCCAGAGTAGAAGAATTAAAAAGAGCAGTACTAGAAGCAAATACTACAGACCCTGAAGAAATAATGCTTCTAATTATGGAGATCTTCACCATTGAAGTTCTCTATCCAGAGCCAGGAAAATTTTATACCTATGTTTATAATGCAGCCACTCCTAATATTACCTATGACCAACACCCATTGATTGCTTGTATGGGATTATTTCGATGGGGATTCCGAGGACTCAACTTTCACTGGCAAGAATATAGAAACTATACATGGGAAGAGATTGCTGGAAAACTACATGTAGTTGAATTCCAAGAGTTAGATGAGTTACTGGCATTACAGTATGGTAAATTCCTCCTAAATAAATAAAAGTTATATTTTAATGGCAGTTCAGACTAGTAAGCTCAGTATCACTAACATTTCTGTACCTAAAGGAGCATCACGAGTTCGTGGTACTACTCAGAGAGTTTATACTGCAACCAAATTAACAGGTCCTACTCCCACTAACGATGGAAAGGTAGAATTTAAAACTGAAATCATAAGATATGATGATGCTAAAGGAACCAACCCCGTCACGATTGGACAAAGAAATACTACCACTCAAAAAATAGATTGGAATAGTAATGCCACCACAGATGAAAAGAAAAATTCAACGAAATTAGGTAGAACCTCTGCAAATCAAGTCAATGATGTCCAAAGAGATTTCGTTGGACCATTAAGTGCTGCAGAAAAAAAAGCATTTAATACAGCTGCTGGTAATCCAAACAAAGCAATTGGATCTGGTGTAGTTGATCGTCGTCCTGATAAAGGAACTCGATATAGTAGTGGAGTAAGGAAAAATAGCGATACTCAACAACCGATTGCCTCTTCTAACGTAAGGGATTTCATCTCCAAAAGACAAGCAAGGGCTAGAAGAAATTTTGATGCCCCAGGTGGGGGTCCATTAGTATATCCAGTGGCATTAAGACAAAACCAACAGGATTATATTAAATTTGAGATGCTCCAGTATCAACCTAAGGGACTAGGATTATCCAACAAACGAGCAGGATCAGCGGGAGACATCTTCCAAGGTGCCAACGAGGCTGACCTGAGTGGAATAGGTAATGATCGAACTGCTAATAGAAACAGTATCGGAACCTGTATACTTCCTATACCAGGTGGTATTAGTGATGCTAATTCAGTTGATTGGGGTGGTGGAGATACCATGAATCCTATGGATGCTGCATTAGCAGGAGCAGCAATGGGAGCAATTAATAATGGTGAACAAGGAATAAATGATGCAGTTGCAGGTGCAAAAAAAGCTCTTTCAGGTTCAGGAGCTAATAGTGAAATAAAGAGAGCAGTATCTACCGCATTTGCTGGTGCTGCTGCTGGTGTTGAAGGGCAAGTTTTAAGTCGTACTACCGGTGAAGTCCTTAATCCTAATATGGAATTGCTTTTTAAAGGACCAAGTTTAAGACCTTTCAGTTTCACCTTTAAACTAGCACCCAGAAGTTCTAAAGAAGCAGATACAGTTATTCAAATCATCCGATTCTTTAAACAAGGGATGGCACCTATCAAGAGTCCATCAAATTTATTTCTCAAATCACCAAACACTTTCAGACTTGGTTATTTTCATCGAGGAAGACCCCACAAATCCCTAAACAAATTTAAAGAGTGTGCACTCCAAAGTGTTACTTTAGAATATACACCTGATGGTAACTATGCCACCTATGAAGATGGTGTAATGACTGCATACAATATGACAATGACATTCAACGAACTCGAACCAATCTTCAGCAATGATTATGGAAATACTTACGACGGCAATATAGGTTACTAAAATGGCTACTCCATACTTCAGACAAGTCCCCGATTTTGAGTACGTTAGCAGACTTCCTAATGCTCAGATATCAGATTTTATTAGAGTAAAAAATCTCTTTAAAAGAGGTAAATTAGCAGAGGATATCTTTCCTAATTTAAATTTCTTTACTCAATATCAAGTAGAGGGGGATGATAGACCTGATAATGTAGCATATAAAGTTTATGATGACTCTACTCTAGACTGGGTTGTCCTTCTTTCTAATAACTACACTAACATTCAAAGTGAATGGCCTATGCTTCAAAATGATTTTGATCGTTACCTCTTAGATAAGTATGGTACATATGAAAAATTAAATGCTGCTCATCATTATGAAACCTCAGAGATTAAAAATGTAGATGGTGCAACCATTACTCCTGCAGGTTTAACAGTTGCCTCTGATTATTCAGTTACTTATTATGATGCAGCAACAGGTCAAGAAGTAGAAAAAGAAAACACTGCGGTAGAAGTAACCAACTATGATTATGAATCTAAAATTGAAGACGCAAAAAGAAATATCTATTTACTTAAACCAGAATATCTCAATGTAATTAAAGATGATATGAGAGATCTCATGCCATATAAAAAAGGTTCCACCCAATATGTGAGTGAAACCCTTAAGAGAGCAGAAAATATTAGACTCTACTCATAATTATTCTTCAGCAAGTTTCTGAAAATAACTTAGTGCATCATCTTCATCCCCACTAGCCGATGCTACAGGAGCAGGCGGTTTGGATTTAAAGTCGGGTGTAAATGTTCCACGACCTTCACTTTCATCCTCTAATGACTCATCAGTAAACTGACGTGCTTTAGTAGGAAGTTTCCCCCGTCCTAAAACATAATCAAGTCTCCTCTTCAAATCCTCATAGGACTTGAATTGATCAGCAGCAACTACAGCGGAAAGAGAATACTCTTTATTCCATATTGCTTCTAGTGCATCTTCATCTTCAAGGAGTGGTGATACTACATCGAACTCTGACTTGTCATAGTTCCAGTAACCATCCTTCTTAACGATCTTCAACTTGAAGTTTGCACCCTGCCAGAAGTCAAAAGGATTAATTGGAGTTTCATCCTCAAACTCTGGTTGCATTGCTTCCATAACTTTATCAAAGATCTTCTTACCAAATTTATAGAGGAATACTCCACCCTCATTCTGAGGATTGGTAGGATCTTTTACAACATAGATGTTTGCATAGTAAGAAAGCTTACGCTTCTGCTTACGAACTACATCCTTATCTGATTCATTACCACTGTTCCAAAGTTCACGGTTGTGCTCTGATACAGGATCCTTTCCACCAGTCGTGGTCAAGGAATTTTCAATGTACCAACCACCAGGTCCTTGGAATGCATGTGAATACATCTTTGCCCAGGGAATATCTTCCCCTTCTGGTGCTGGTAGAAAACGGATAACAGCATAGCCATTACCAGTTTTATCCACTTCAGGTTTCCAGAGACGCTCATCTGAGCCTCCACCTGTTGTGTTCATCTTCTCTACTTCTTTGACTAACTTCTGGGTCAGTGAACCAAGAGAAGACTGTTTCTTTAAGTCTGAAAAAGACATTAGATTACCTCGGATTTGTTGAGATTTGGCTTGTGTGTACCTTTTATTATAATAGATCTACTGAGATTTGTCAATGTGATCTCGCATCGCCCCAATCGCTTGAGCCATATCATTAAAGAGGAGATTCATATCAACATTAGCTGGAAGACCAAACATCGTCGCAGATTCTGTGATTTGTTTCTTCATTTTTTGAGCTTCAGGATCATCCGATAAACTCAAACGAGTATAAAGGACCTTCTGTTTCTCAATAAGTCGTTCCAAAATATCCACATGATATCTTTGGTTTTCCGGCTTCATGGTAGGAAATTTAAAGACATTACCATACACTTCTTCTTGAAGTTCACTAATTTCCGCCAACTCTGCTCGAACAACTTCGGACTGAAAAAATTCACTCATAGGACAGACTCTTTTAAGATCTTTTTATAACGTGGTACATCTATATTTAGGAAAGGAGAGTACTTTTTCATCTTCAGACTTACGGTTTCCCATACCGGATCATTCAATTTTTTATCCCAGTCTTTCCTAAACTCTAGTATCCTATCACATATTACCAAAGTTTCAAGTGAGGTTTTCTTCCCCAAATAACTCTTCAGAATAGGTGGATGACCATGAGAACAATCAAAGACTTCATCTACATTCTTATCCTCAAAGAGAGTATTAACTTCCTCCTTAAAAATATAAGAAAGTGATTGAATTTTCTTCTGCCATTCCTGGTATCTTCCTTCTCCTTCCTTAATCATCTCACCAATCCACATGGTTCCTGGATCAGTAGAGTATATAAAATTAGATACAAAGAACTCTTCTACTTCCCTATCCTTCTTCTGTCTTGCAAATTTCTCAAACCAAAATCGATCCTTCCTCTTATAAAAGGCTTGATTAGTTGCTCTAACCTTACCCCGATACTTATGATAATCATACTTATCTTTAGTAAAGTGATTTTTTAGAGCCAAATAACAACGGTATGCATCTGCTGGCATCATGTGGCAACAAAATTGGAAGCCTTGGAAGCATCATCTACTACATTAAACGCCAGAGTAATTCTTTCTTTATTAACAATCTGTGGTTCTACATGATGCAATACATGAGCAGGAAACATCACCATTGTTCCATCCTTACCTTCATAAGAACACTTATAATCATCAAATATTGTAGGATGCTTATGATTTTTATAATATATCACACCCGAAAGTAAACCCGCATGATTATGTGTGGGATTATCATCTCCTTTATAAGCAAAGTTAGTCCACATATCATACCCATCAAAGTGACCATCCCACTTTCTTATAGAAAAGGCACGAGTGGGCCTTCCCATTCCCCAATACTTAGTAGTCAATCTTAACACCCATGCTAACCAAAAAGATTGATCAATAAGATGTGAAGATATAGAACACTGATATGAATTATGCTTCTTCCCATCCATAGAAAGATACCCTACATTCTCATGGGCTTTCAGTGCTGCCAATGGATGATCTTTAAACTTCTTACTTTCCTTTACCCAACCATCAATCTCTTTCATAATCGGTTTAGGAATAGTCCCTACCATTACAGGACACTCAGTGCCTGGTGCAAGTTTATGCATATCTAAAAGATCATTCATGCTAAAAGGTAATAAGGGTAAAAAATTACGGGGATATTTTTTCGACTTTTTTGGAATTAAATCGGCAATTTCGCACGGGAAGTCTTCTTCATAAAGTTTAACTCCTGTGCTTCATATTTAATCTTTTCTTTTAAGGGTTTAGGAATCAATTTGGGTACCGATTCTACATCAATATTATTTTGATCACAGAAATGTACAATAGCATCAATATAATTCATGTCCTTGTTATGAAGAACAAGATTTTCAATCTCCTCTGCAAATTTAGCAGGGCAAAAGAATTTACTCGCTAATACTTTCTCCAGTTCATCCTTCGGCATTCCCACTCCCACTATTGTGCGTAACAAATTCTTTAATATATCTCACTAATAATTTAATATAATCCCCTTTGTTTCTTTTGTCAAATACCTTCACCTCACCACCAGGTGTTACCATAATAGTAATCAATTTCTTAACAGGAATCTCAGTTAGTTCATAGTAAGCCGCAGCATAGAAGGTTTCCTGTACGAAATAGTTTTCCATCCACTTCTCAGGTTTAATCTTCTCAGATGTTTTAAAATCTATTACCGCTAACTCTCCTTCATACTCCGCAATACAATCAACTCTTCCAGCAAGTCCAAGGTACTCGGAGTAAAGGGTTCTTTCTATAGCGTGTATGTTATTTATCTTATCCAAATAAGGTTGAGCATGATGAAACATAAACTTAGTAGCAGGAAGGAAATCCTCCCACACCAAATCTCTATTTTCCAAATAGGCCTGAGCAGCTTCATGAAAATCTGTCCCACGTGCAGTTGCCCTCTTAGTAATTTTGTTTGCTTCTTCAAGACCAACTCGCTTACGCCAGTCAATAAAAATCTGTCTATTATAAAAGGAAGTTACTGATGTAATAGACGGAACCCACTGTCCATCAGGCAACTCATAGAGTCTACATCCAGGAGTTTCTCTCTTCTTTAATTCAAGTTCACCTAAGTGATTACAATATTCAAAAGTCATTAGTCCTCCAATACATCATCCAATTTGCAATAAAAATTTCCCACAATCATACTTCTCTCCTCACATTTATTAGGTGGTACAAAATGCCACAGATATGAGGGAAACAATGCAACCATCCCCTCCTTAGGATAAACTTTCTTACCGGATGGATCATCAAAAATCATAGGAGAAGATCCTTTAGGTACATTTACATAATAAACCCAAGACCAATGATAAGGAACATGATTATGTGTTTCTTGGAAGTCTCCTTTACTATAATACTGTCCCCACAAATCACGTAGAACAAAGTTTCTATGTTGGGGAACAGAATTAACCGGAGTATAATAATCTTTAGGTAAATTACATAAAAGATTAGAAACATAATCAGTAATTAAATTCATCTCCTTTGGAGGAGAATAATGATCAAATAAATTAGACCCAAAGGTTTTCCTTGCTCCCTTATCCCATGTCTCAGAATTCTGAAGAATCCAAGGATGTAATATAGGTTTTACTTTTTCTGCATAAGGATAATAATAAATGTATAATTTTGTCTTATGAGAGACAATCACATCCTTCATAAATTCAACTGCAATTTTGCAAGAATGTATTCTTTCACTAATCCAGAGCGAACAATGTCTTCCACTCCAAACTCAATGACCTCAACTGATTCCATTAAACGAAGAACTCTCATAAAATCTACAATCCCATTTCTCTCATTGGTTCTCACCAAATCAGTTTGAGTTGCATCTCCACAGAACATAATCTTCGAATCTTGTCCTACCCTTGTCATTATACTATCAAGTTCATGATAATTCAAGTTCTGATATTCATCTACTATAATAATAGACTTATCAAAGGTGGTTCCTCTGATAAAAGAGGTGCTCCAAAAGTCAATAGTATCCTGTGCTTTTAAATTACCGTACAACATTTGAAAGTCTGCCTCTGTAGGCATCTCAAACATGTACTTCACCATAGCCTTGTAAGGTAACTGATAAAGTGTGGACTTATCTTCATGATCACCAGGAAGGAAACCAATTTCCCTAGTAGCAACAAGAGACCTAACAATATATATTTTTTCGTAAGGAGTTTTTTCGTCCAAGACATCTTTAAGTGCGTTGTAAAGTGTGATAAATGTCTTACCTGTACCGGCACATCCATACGCAACTATATTTTTATTAGATGCATAAGAATCATACAAAACTTGCTGATTTTGGGTTAAGGGTCCAATATCCCTCAACATATCAGTATTAATTGGTTTCTTTCTTTTCATCTGCTTTGCGGTCATGCCGACCCCTATTGGTTGATCTGATTTCTTTTTACGTGGCATAAAAAATTACATTGTTTGGACTTTGGAACCAGGTGCTTTTTGTGCAGCCTTCAGAACATCATTCCATCCTGGATGAGATTTATGAAGTTTGTCTGCCCACTCTCCAACTTCGCCTACTCCAGGCATTGTAGAGGGATCAGACCAATCTCTATCCCAATCGGGATTGTCCGTCTTCCACTGGTCCCATTCCAAAATACTCATTTGAATTTCTTTTTGTTCGCCAGTCTCTTTATTAATAACAGGATAAGTTGCCATACAAATTCTACTAAGGTTTATGAGTATTTATCAAAGAAAATTAAAATTGATATTATATCTACCCTTTGCAGTGGTAGTAGTAGAAGAATTATGAAGTCTCATTGCATCAAAAAATACAATTCTATTTTCTACACTTTCAATTTTAGTACCATCTTCCATCCGTGTAAAGCCATCACAAGTATTCAAGGAAAATACAGCAGCATTCTGAGGAAAAGTAGAATCCGTATGCTGCCCATGTTCTCTTAAAGTTTCTGTATGAGGATAAAGATTAACCTTCATTCGCATTAAAGATCTCATCCAACCATCATACAATTTAGGAAGAATTAAAGGACCAATACGATCCAAATAAGGGCTCTGAGGTCTATCATCATAATATAATAAATGAACGTAGTAGGTATTCCAAAGCTCTTTATTCAAATGATACTCCTCTGAGTCATCCGCTACAGTTTCTTGAACAAAGAAAGGAAGAGTATCATTAAAAATGATCTCCTTTATTTGGTTAAATGAAGAAAGATCCAAGAAGTTATCAACAACTTTTACTTCCACTTCAATGCCTCAGATACTGTAGGAAATTGATCAATGAATAGATCACGCACTCCCTCCGCAATATCCATATGTTCCTTCTGCGTCCCATGACCCGAACGTAAATTGATATAATGAATCCAAGATCTTACTGAGCCCGACATATAAAGTCTAGTAGGAGTAGCAAGAGGAAGTACAAACCTTGCACACTCTTTGGCTATACCATCACGCAACATCAACTTATAGAGATCAATCCCTTGATCAAAATGTTTTCTCATCTTAGCATTATACTTCTCTACTATTGCAGGATCTACATCATCAATACTATTCTGCCTATTCTTATCATCCTGACTACGCAATTCAGGTAAAGGTATATCCTCCCTAATATGAGAGACATCAGCATACCTTTGAGAAAATTCCTGGTAAGTAAATGATCTGTGCCTTAATATTTGTGCTGCAAGACCCCTAGTAGTATTAATCTCAACAGTCATGAATGCCTGCTCAAAGACGCTCCAATGCCCATGTTCGATGCAGTACCTTAATAGTCCCGCAAACTTTTCATTGTCCTGGTTCTGAGGGTTACTAACACGAGCCACATAGGCCATAGTCTTTTCCGCATTAGGAGTAACACTGACTACTTTAACTTCTGGTTTCATATTTTCACCCAATGATGTTTATTAAAAAAGGAAGGAACATTGTCATAAAATTCTTTATTGTATATGTCAAAAGCAATTGTAATTCTTTCATCATTACCTTCATATCTATCAGTCCAATGAAAAGTATTTGCCGAAAAGAAACTCATCAATCCATTTTTATTTAAAACTGGTTGACCCTCATAATAAGTAGACGTTGAACCATCAACCTGAACATTGATATTACCACATAGAAATCTTTCTCCATCAATATGAGGATCATTCGTATGTTGATGAGGTCTTATTTGTTCTCCACGACGCATAACATTTGCCCAACACTGAACATAAAGGGGTGTACCTCTTATGTCATTATATGTTTCATATCCTTTACGGATAGATTTTCTTAATGATCTAGTTCCCCACCACTCTAACACATTAAAATGAGAAAATCTAGAAGTTAAAGACTTAAGTCCCAACTGAGTACTCCCATCAGTATATTTACCGTCCAATGCCGTGGGAGGATACCTCTTTATAATCTTAGGTTCATTCTTAAGAACTTGTTTAGCCAGTTTATTAACATTGATATTAGAAGGCATCAAAATAACTTTTAACATCAATCAGTCCATCCATCATCATCGTCAAAGACCTCATCATAATCATGAAGTTGAGGAGTCACTTCTTTATAAGTCTCATACTTATATGCATCAACATCTGAAAGAACTTCAGATTCTAATGAATCTACAAGCAATTTAAGATTTCTAACAATGAGTTTTAATTTTTCCTTATCCATTTTGTTTCTCATTATTTAGAAACCATCCAAATTTTAGCACAAAAAAAGAAGGGCATCAAGCCCTTCTTCAAATTAGTCCAAGTAAGACTTAATTCACTTCGCACACACAGTTTTTGACTCTGTATGCTTGATGCCTCTGTATGTGAGTTCAGA